GTAGTTGTACAAAATTTGTACAGTGCAAAAATTGTACAGGTGTGATGCGATTGTGTGGGCGCAATATGTGCGCATTGTGTGGGAGCGGTGAAACTGTACAAAAATTGATCAAAAATGGTAAATATAAAGAAAAGTGCATATTTACTGTAAGGCTTCATATGCGGCGATTTAAGAGTGACCCATACCAGCGTATACATTTGGACTCATAGCCTGATACAGGGCAGTTGGTGAAGTCTCAGGGGCATGTACAAAATTTGTACAGAAAAGCATATTGTGAGTAATATCAATAAGTTGCGCGATATTCTTAATGTGCAAAAACGGCCAAAACGGCAATTTGCTGTACAAAAATTGTACAGTCTATCGAAGCGTCAAAAATCGATAGATACGTACTATAACTGTATAAATATACAGTGACCGAAGTGATCAAAATTTGTACAGTATGGATGGCCACGCGAAATGATGGGTAGTGTATGCGCACCGCGAATGATGGGGTATGGGTGCACACTCACTGTATATTCATACAGTGTGAATATTTACAGTACATTGACAGGATCAATGGGTGCAAGTGTTTTGATATCATTTGACTATGTGTGCAAAAATTGTACAGCGCAAGCGATTGAGGGCCGCGAATGCCCCAGAATCCGTGACCGAAGTACAAAAATTGCACAACAAGGGCCGCGAGGGCCATGCCGGGTGCCTATGTACGTATATACATACACATACACAGAAGTGAATTTTCAGTTGTAAACCACTTTTGGTATGACCACTTAATCGCAAACACTATATATGCCCTTAAACTATGACTATTTTCATCTTTTTAGTCACAGATAAGGCTTGACAAGCTTTTTGAAATGCATATAACTACGGAGCGTAGCGACATACAGATAATATGCCTCATAAAAGAGTATTCAAAAATTCTTGTAAAAGTCATAGGCAAATGGATATCGTAAATGAACATATTATATGTAAGGATCTGTACATTTTTGAATGAACCCTTGCGTAGCAAGGAGACTCGTGCTATAATTCATTAAACACTCCGGGTGATATATCCGTAATTGCCCACAAATCACTTGACAATTATAAATTTAGAAGTATAACTATGCGTACCCGTGAAGGATTAGTAGAAAAAGTCTACGATTGTATCCGTACCAACACTCCCCTTAGCAGTATTCACATACCACATTCGGATGTATTTTTCGTAAGGGAGGCATTAGAAGCTCGCTTTGACTGTGAGCTTTCGTTATTTCAAGTAGAAGAATACATGCGCGAAGCAGGATGGAAGGATAGTGGCGACAACTAAAGATGTTAAGCGCACTGAAAGTGGAAGACTCACTTACCGTGGTGAAACTTTTAGTCGATATAATAAACCTAAGCGTACTCCCGGCGCTAATAAGAAGTTTGCCGTACTCGCTAAAAAAGGTGATCAGGTTAAAATAGTCCGTTTTGGTGATCCGGATATGGAGATCAAGAAGGATAACCCCGAACGCAGACGTTCTTTTCGTGCTCGTCACAAATGTGATACGGCGACAGATAAGTTTTCGGCCAGATACTGGTCATGTAAGAAGTGGTGATAAAATGACAGGTCGCACAAGAAGGAAAAAAGGCGTTTTCGGTACAAGTGAAGAAGGCAGGAACAAGCCAACTCAGCCTAAAACTGTAGGTGGACGTATTGATAGAATGTTAAACCCCACTTCGGGACAACGGAGAATGCAAACTGCGACAGATGCTACTCGCGCATCCGACATTAAAGCGTTGAAAAATTTTGCTAAAGGTGCTGGCGCACTTGGATTGGCATACACTGCTTTTGATTTCGTAAAAAGTAAATACGAACAGTATAAAAAAGAACAAGACGCGGAAAAGAAAAGAGAAATCATGCGAGAGGTGCGCGGCAAGGTAATGAGTGAAACAAAACTCAACAAAGGTGGCGTAATAAAAGCTAATGCAGGCGCATCAGTAAAACCAAATAGGATGTCACGCACGTAATGCCTTCTTCACCCGGATACAAACGTAATTACAAGCAGGAAGCTAAATATGATAGTCAGCCTGCGGTAAAAAAGAAAAGAGCCTCACGTAATGCCGCACGTAGGAAGATGGCTAAAGCTGGATTAGTACGTAAAGGTGATGGCAAAGATGTTCATCACGTAGGTGGTAACGCATTGAACAACAGTAGGCTGGCAGTCAAGCCAGCATCAGCAAACAGGTCTTACGCCCGTACTAAGACTGCAGGTAAAAAGAATCCACGGAGTTAACAATGGAAACAGTAAATCCAGAACGTGCGAAGATGATTAAAGATCTTCAAGATGAAAAAGCTAAGTACGAAGCTGAACTTCGTGCTGACCCGACAGACAAAGCCGCTCAGATGAATTTAAAACAAGTAAACAGTGTGCTCAAGCGGTATGGTGTTAACATCGATGAAGATAATTCTAAACTAAAAGATGGTGGCATGGCTGGCGGCAAAAGAACTCCACATATGTACGTGGGTGGTGGTGCTGTTGTAGATAATCTGCCAAACGAAGGATTGAAAGAGCTCGCGAAGTCTGGACCTGCAGGGAAAAAGGCTGTCCGTAATATGGGGTTCGATGTCGCTTAGTATAGAAAGTGATATTAGAAGCTGGTCAAAAGAGGTATTAGAAGTATCTAATCCTCACTTAAACGGTTTACCGGCCTGCCCCTACGCAAGAAAAGCGTGGTTGAGTGACAAAGTAAAAGTTTTAGAGGTAGACAATGTGTTGTTGTCTGCTTTAGAGCAAAGGCATCTGCTCTCTAAATATGATTTGGTTATTGTGGCTTCGTACACAATTCCAGATGCAGAAACGATGCAAGCAATGATCGAACACTACAACGATCTTGGCGCACATGAAGATTTGCATTTTATGTTATTCCACCCGGACTACGGGGCGGAGGATGCAGAGCTTGATTTCTTGTACGAACATAACTGGGAATCTGGCTTAGAAGATTACTGCATGATATTTATACAGAGCTTAGCTCAAGTAGATGATGCAAGTAAACAATTAGAAGAGAAAGGTTATTACGATACTTTCCCGGAACATGAATATCAAACTCTCGTACTAGACAGAAGGAACAGAAGACATGGCAATGAAACCCAGAGCTATGAAAAAGGGTGTCAAGATGATGCGTGGTGGCAAAGCGACTGCCCCTAAAAAGATGATGCGCGGCGGAGTAGCTAAGAAGCCAATGATGCGTGGAGGCGGTACAGCTAAAAAGCCAATGATGCGCGGCGGTGGAATGTCTAAGAAGAAATGATCAACACCAGTAAGAACTCTAGGTTTCGTACAGTTAATAAAGAAGCGGGGACTACAGCAACAGAAGTAACGCTGTATACATGCCCCGCTAACTGTCGTACTGTTGCAAGTTCTTTATGGCTTAGTAATTCAAGCACGGGTAATGCTTCTATCGATATTAAGTTTACTCGTGCAGACACTACGTCAAATTCGCAACACATGAATATGTTAGTTGCTAAAAACATGGCAACTGGAGAGCATTTAACTTTTCCGGATGAAAAGTTTATCCTAGAGCCAAGTGACACCATTAAGTTTACCGCCACAGGAAGTGGCACAATTCACGTAGATTTAATGATGGTTGTTGAAGAATTCTTTTTACCGGCGGACGCATTCTAATGAAGAAAGTTAAAAAAATGATTGGTGGCGGTAAGGCTAAAACAAGCCCGATGAATGCTGTCAATATGGCAAAAGGCGGGAGCACAGTAAATGCTTCAGGCAACTACACTCAGCCCACTATGCGGGCAAACCTATTCAACCGCATCAAAGCAGGCGGCAAAGGTGGCGCACCCGGACAATGGAGTGCAAGAAAGGCTCAGATGCTCGCAAAGCAATACAAAGCAAAAGGCGGCGGATACAGATCGTGAAAGCACCACAACGCAGTCTGAAAGCTTGGACAAAGCAAAAGTGGCGTACCAAGAGTGGCAAGCCATCTACTCAAGGCCCGAAAGCTACAGGGGAGCGTTATCTACCGGAGAAAGCTATCAAGGCTCTTTCAGCCAGCGAGTATGCCGCTACTACGAAAGCCAAGCGGAAGGGAAAGAAAGCAGGCAAACAATTTGTAAAACAGCCTAAAAGTATTGTCAGTAAGACGCGAGGCTATAGAAAGGTAAAATAAATGGCTAGACAATTGACTGAAAAACAGCAAAGCTTTCTTGACGCTCTTTTTGGAGAGGCGCGTGGTAATCCTACTGAGGCTAAAAAAATAGCAGGATATTCTGCAACGCAACATACAGGTAGTATTGTAGAATCGTTGAAGGAAGAAATTCTAGAACGTACTAATATGTACCTTGCTGGTAACGCCCCAAGAGCGGCAATGGCTATGGTTGGTGCGCTAGTGGACCCAACTGAAATGGGCATTAAAGAAAAAATGCTAGCGGCAAAAGAGGTCATGGACCGTGTCGGCATTATTAAATCAGAAAAACTTCAAGTAGAAGCAACGGGCGGTGTGATGATACTTCCACCGAAAAAATCTGAGGATGACAACTGACAGAGGTGCCGGTAAGTGGATACTTGCCCAGCCCGAAAACGTAATTAAGGATGAGGATTTTTTACCGATACCAAAAATAGCACGTACTATTCCTTTTGGTTATAAAGAAGATCCTGAAGACGATGACATACTGTTGCCAATACCCAGAGAACTTAGGGCGCTGGAAAAGGCTAAAGAATATTTACAACAGTATAGTTATAGAGAAGTGGCGAACTGGCTTACTAAACAAACAGGTCGCAGTATTTCTCATATGGGATTGAAGAAAAGAATCGCGAATGAGCAATCCAACAAAAGACGAAGCGCAACTCTCCGCCAGTGGGCCGAAAGGTACAAGACGGCGCTCAGGAAAGCGGAGGAAATCGAGCGCACGAGGCTCGGCGCAAGAGAGTCGCAGATCACACAAGTTGAGCCAGCCACGAATTGAGGTTCGTGAAGACCCACAACAAGAACCTGAATTTGAGCCTATAGCTCCCGAAGAAGAATACAATGTAATATTTAAACCTAATGCAGGACCGCAAACAGAGTTCTTAGCATCTGGAGAACGGGAGGTTCTTTATGGAGGTGCCGCAGGCGGTGGTAAGTCTTATGCTATGCTGGCTGACCCGTTACGATTTATGGGACACCCTTCCTTTAGCGGATTGTTGCTACGTCACACTAACGAGGAGCTAAGAGAACTCGTTTGGAAATCACAAGAGATGTATCCAAAGATCTGGCCCGGAATAAAGTGGTCAGAAAGAAAGATGCAATGGACTGCCCCTTCAGGCGCAAGGCTGTGGTTTTCGTATCTCGACAGGGACGAAGACGTATTGAGATACCAAGGTCAGGCTTTTAGCTGGATTGGTTTTGATGAATTAACGCAATGGCATACGCCTTTTGCTTGGGATTACATGCGTTCTCGTTTGCGTAGCACAGCGACAGATTTGCCTACTTACATGAGAGCAACTACAAACCCCGGTGGTCCCGGACACTCGTGGGTGAAAAAAATGTTTATCGATCCCGCTCCTCCCGGTCAATCATTTAATGCAAAGGATATAGAAAGCGGTAAAACATTAGTCTATCCAAAAGGACATTCTAAAGAAGGCATACCACTTTTTAAACGCAGATTCATACCTGCCATGTTAACAGATAATCCACATCTGTATGAGCAAGGCGATTATGAAGCAATGCTTTTGTCTTTACCGGAGCATCAACGTAAACAATTATTAGAAGGAAATTGGGATGTTGCAGAAGGCGCGGCGTTTCCTGAGTTTAACAGACAAATACACGTTGTTGATCCTTTTGATGTACCTAGGAATTGGGTTAAGTTTCGTGCCTGCGATTATGGCTACGGTTCTTATTCTGCTGTCGTTTGGTTTGCTGTATCACCTGATGAACAGCTTTATGTTTATCGTGAGCTATACGTTAGTAAAGTGCTGGCAACTGATTTGGCGGACATGGTGTTGGAGCAAGAAGAATCTGACGGAAACATCAAATACGGAGTGCTGGACAGTTCATGTTGGCATCGCAGAGGCGATACTGGACCTTCGCTTGCGGAACAAATGATTCAAAAAGGATGTCGTTGGAGACCTTCAGATAGATCTGCAGGCTCTCGCGTATCAGGTAAAAACGAATTACATAGACGACTGCAAATTGACGAGTTTACTGAACAACCAAGAATACAGTTTTTTAACACTTGTACAAATATAATTGCGCAACTCCCTGTGTTGCCGCTAGATAAAAAAAACCCAGAAGATATAAACACGAAGGCAGAAGATCACTTGTATGACGCTTTACGTTATGGTATAATGAGCAGACCGCGATTTTCAATTTGGGATTACGATCCTTCTCATCAAAGATCTTCTAGCTTCGTTCCTGCCGACAGCACATTTGGATATTAAATATGGAGGAAAACGAAATCTTCGGCTCTGAGTCGGACATTCAAGTTACACTTGATGATGTAGAAGAGGCCACCTCTGAACCTACTGAACTTAGCTCGTTAGCAGGGCATGTTCTTGATAGGTATAAAAAAGCAGAAGATGCTAGACGGCAAGATGAAGAACGATGGTTACAGTCGTATCGAAACTACAGAGGTTTGTACGGCCCAGATGTACAGTTTACTGAGGCCGAAAAGTCTCGCGTTTTTATTAAGGTTACTAAAACAAAAACTCTTGCGGCTTATGGACAAATAATAGATGTTTTATTCGCCAATCAAAAGTTTCCAATTTCAGTAGAGCCAACCGTATTACCTGAAGGCGTAGCAGAGTCTGTGCATTTTGATATGCAACAGAAGCCTGAAGGTAGTGATCCCGCAGGCGAAGAGTCGCTTTTTGGTTTTGCAGGGGATGGTAAAGACTTTCCTCCCGGTGCAACAGCAGACAGTCTGCGAGAAATGCTGGGGCCACTGAAAGATAAACTTGCAGATGTTGAAGATCTGACTGAGGGACCGGGTGTAACGGGAACTCAAATTTCTTTTGAGCCTGCTTTAGTAGCGGCCAAAAAGATGGAAAAGAAAATAATGGATCAATTAGAGGAAGCTCATGCTTCTAAACAATTAAGATCTACTTCATTTGAAATGGCATTGTTTGGCACAGGGATCATGAAAGGTCCGTTTGCCACCGACAAAGAGTATCCGAATTGGGACGAGGAAGGGGAATACAACCCAACAATTAAAACAGTTCCCTCTACGTCCCATGTTTCTGTGTGGAACTTTTATCCTGACCCCGACGCGGCAAACATGGACGAAGCGCAGTATATTCTTGAACGGCATAAAATGTCTCGTGCCCAGTTGCGTTCCCTAAAAAAACGTCCATTTTTCCGCGCTCAGGTTATCGATGATGTTATTGCCGAGGGAGAGGGATACCTCAAAAAGTATTGGGAAGATGATTTAAGAGACTATCAAACAGATTATGATGTTGATCGTTTTGAAGTTTTAGAATATTGGGGCACAGTCGATAGAGAAGTATTAGAAACTGCAAACATTGAGATACCAGAAGAATTTGGAGAGGGAGACGAAGTTCAAGCTAACATTTGGTATTGTAATGGTCGCATTCTACGTACTGTGCTAAATCCGTTTAAGCCTGCTCACATACCATACTATGCAGTGCCCTATGAGTTAAATCCTTACTCATTCTTTGGTGTGGGTATCGCAGAAAACATGGACG